GTAGCATTAAAATCGCTTTCGTTATTACTTACAGAAAACACCCTTATATATGGCTCAGATGCATCGGATGGCACTCTATTATAAACCGGGACATAACTGCCACCAATCGAAATTGCATCCGTTAAACGGCTTAAAATGGCTTTTCTAATAAACTGTAATGCCTCGTTCATCGTGTCAAATTATTTAATCTTCTGTCAAGTCTATCCATTAGGCTTTTGAGTTCCACCCTAATCGATGAAAAGAAAAATGGTCTTGCATTTAAATTCGTTTTCTTTTTTAGTGGATTTGCCTTGAATTGTTCGGCATAGGATTTTGGAATACCGAGTTCTAACATATCATCAAATTTCATATTCCCATCCCTTGTTCCAAATTCAATAAATGGCGAATAAAAGGTTTTTGAAAAGACCCTTGCCATTTTACCCATTCTGCCGAATCCAATGCCTTGTTTTAAAGCCGACTTATCTGTTGGAACACTTTTTTGCATCCTCGCCGCAGAAAAAGCGGCAGTATCTCCAATCTCTTTTGAAAATCCCTCCTTGGAAAAACTTTTGAGTTGATTGAGTTTTCTGTTCAAATCATTTAAATCGCTCTGTTTGATTTTAACACTAATCAATTTTTGTGGCTTTTATGGTTGTATAATATTTGTATCCAGATTCAAATTTGCCATTGATACGGTATTCCCCGGAAACGTTTTCGACTTTCAAAAGGTCGGTGTTTAATATAGTGTCGGCGGTTTTTTTACGAACGATCAATTCAATATCAACCTCACGCCTACGCTTTCCATTCTCTTGGCTTATGTCACCGCTTATTTCCCTTTTGTATGCCCATATAGTCGATGCAGTTGCCGTTGTGGATGTGTAACCCCCATAAGTGTCGGCGGTCTTTGTCAATCGCCTTACTTCAACCCTTGTATCAAGCTTTCCGGCATCCATTAAATAAACACGGTTTTATATGATGACAACAAATCCATCGCACTTGTTGGGATTTCATTTACTGATTCACCAACCACAAAGTCAGACCGATTGTCATAATAGGTCGTTACCATTTGCAACAACGCTTGTTTGAGAAATGAATCATCAAGTCCGGTGGTAACATAAGTGATTTTGACTTCTTTTGCCGGTAATTCATTCAGTTCAATTATTTCGTTGTCCAATCCTTTTGCCGAATATGTGGCGGCAGTTCCATCAACGGTTGCCGATGAAATAGATGCAACCGGGGCGAAAGGCAATGCAATTCTTGTGTTGGCGAATGGCAAATAGTAAGTTCTATTTTTTGCCACAATATCCTTTGAGATATAATTTTCCGCCACGATTCTCGCTTGGGTGATCATCTGACCAATAATCGTATCATCTGCCGTGGTGTCAATTCTTGCAAAATCCTTGACATTTGCCGCAGTAATAATTTCACTTCCGGTTGTGGAATTGATTTTCATTTGCGGTTGAAACGTAATTGGCGGATCGCTGAAATAAGTGTTTTTTGTGTAAGGCATTTACTTGGCTTTTTTAGTGGTTCGTTTTCTCGCCACTTTGTTTTCCTTCGTTTCTTTTACTTTTTTTTCCTCTTTTACCTTTTCGACAAATTCAACGCCGATTCCTTTTTTGATGTAATCCGATGCGACCTTATTGTCAACATCGTAAACCTTTTCTTCCCAACGCCATCCTTCAGAGGATAAAACGCTTTTTTTCATTAATATTTTCATAATATGTTATTTGCACAAAGATAAAAAAAAAGGGCAACACTTAAATGCTACCCTTTCAAACCAAACTTACTAAAACAATTTATGAATGGGATTGAGAGTCCCTCGTAAATACAAAGTTATTAAAATTCTTTGAATATTTGCCCACAAGCGACAATCTTACTGATTGCATATTCCCAATGTTTCTAAATATAAAAAAGCCATCGTACAATGTGACATACACGGCGAAATAGTCAACACTCCCTTTGTCATAAATCCTTTTGTTGTTCTGTAATGGTATGTGTATTGTCGTTAGGTTTTGTTTTTCGGGAGTTCTAATCGTGGATTTAATTTGAATTTTAAACAAGTCAACGCCGTTGTCAACTATACAATCATATATTGATGCCGGGGAAAGTGGCATCGAAACTTGATAACCTCTTTTAATACATTCGGTTGCAAAAAGGTATTCAGAAAAACACCCTCTTTGATTATTATTCAACTTACTCGTTTAATGTAAAGGTATAAAAAAATGCCCACCAAGTGAATGGCGGACATTTCCCAACAATTATCAAACAAAAAAACTATCTTAATTTATTTACTAATTTATTAAATTTTTTAATATTAACAATATTTTGATTTATGTTGATATGCCGGTGGATATGCATATCCTTTTTCTTACTTAGGAAATTGTCTTTTTCAGCCATATTATTATATCGATTAAAAATATTTCAATGTGAAAGTTATTCCACCAATCAATGATGGTTTCAATGTGCAATAAAAAATTAGTAAACACCCATATTGACACGAAAAAAGCCGCCAATAATATTGCAAAGGATTTCAATGCCTCAATGATGTTCTTGCGATTTTCCTCGTTGGTAATTCTTTTCACGATTATATATTCCGGTGAATCTTGTATTCTGTATTGATTTTGATTTCTCATAATTTAATTTTTGGTTATACAATATATTTGGCTCTCATGAGCCAAATATTATTTTAAGGTGTTTTGATATTCTGTTGCCTCTTTAAAATTTGAAAAATATTTTTCTTTAAAATCTAATCCATTGTAGGAAATAACAACAAAAGAATCTCCCTTTTTATTAGTTCTTAATGATGTTTTTGGTGGATCATATTGAATCATAATCTTGTTTTTAAGTTGTTTTTAAATTGTTAATTATGGTGTAAATATATATAATTTATTTTAGAATATAAAAAATATTTTACATTTATTTTCTTAAACCCAAAAAGGGCAGTCGATATGACCACCCTTTCCAAGTCAAAACTAATCGTTAGATTAAGGAGTTTCAAGTGCCGCTTTAGCAGTTGAGAACGTACCTTGTACGATAGCTTTTGGAGAATAGTTTGTAAGTGCCACACGCTCTTGCGCTCTAACAGTAACAAATCCATCTCTGAAGTTGGTAGAATCTTCTCTTGAAAATTCGATTCCAAGACCATCACGCACCCATAGTTGAGATGCTTGTGCCAAGTTACCAACAAGGAATTTCCCGGCAGTCACGGCGGTGTTCAATGTAATTGGAACGCCATTGATTGCAGGTTGAATGCCTTGAATGATTTGATTTTTCAAATATTCGTTGGCAGTAGATTTCAATAATACGATTTTATGGAAATCAGTAGGATTCAAAAGAATCGTGTCGGCTTGATAGTTAGCAAGTGCCAATTGATTCAATGATGCAATAAGTACATCAAATTCATTGGCTGACTCAACCGCATCATCAAACGCACCACCTGAAGTGATAAAGGCAGTTCCATCGGTGAACAGACCATCAAGGTTTGGTGAAGAACCATCTCCATTTAGGATTTCAGTATCCTCAACAGACAATACTTTTCCGGGTACTCTTGCCGATAGGTAAGAAGATAATCCGGGAGTATCGTTCAACATTTCTTCGGTTATTCTAAGGAAACACCCGATCTTCTCAACATTCACGCTTGTGGCGGTAATGTCAAAGTCAGATTGTCCAACGGCAGAGCCTTGAGCAGTTGCAGCAGCACCATCATCATAAGCAGATTCTTTAGGGAATCTAATTGTTTGAGAATCGGTGTTTCCGATAGGCAACAAAGTTCTGATGTGAACGCTTCTTGAGGGATCAAATTTAAAGTCCTCAATTACAGTTTCACCGGCAACAACACCCGTGTAAGCATTTGCCATTGTCATATCACCGGCTTTGATTTCAAATCTTGCGGCGTTGGTGTTACCTTTTACAAGTGCCTCGATTGCACCATCTTTGATGGCGGCTTCGATTTGACCTTTAAAGGTTTTTGTGTTTACACCTGAAAGCGTTTTTTTGCTTTCCATTTCGATGGCATCCATTCGCTTTGTAGCGGCTTCCATCTTTTCGTTGTACTCATTAGTCAAATTTGTGATCTCGCTTTTCAGAGTTGATTCAACTTCACCTTTAGCATTATCTTGCGCTTGGTTGAAAGCCTTTTCAATCTTTGAATCTACGATGTCACCGATTTGATCTAATTGGTTTTTAATTTCCTCGTTCATTTTATTATTTTTTTAGAACGTTAGACAAATAGTTTAAAATCTCGGTTGAATCCCCTTTCACGACTTCCGGCTTTGTAACCTCAATATCAGTTGGCAAAGTGGCTAAATTGGTAAAAATAGATTTCAATTTTAATATTTCCGATTCAAGTGCAAATCCAAGTTCATCGGATATGTTCCCTTTTCGGATTAATCTTGCGATATTATCATATCGCTTAATTACTTTATTTGGGTCAACGTTGCCCTTGACATCCAAAATCATTGCTTGGTCATTAGCGGCAAGTGTAACGGCAGAAACCTCATAGAGTTTCACCTCGTTAATCTCACGCCTACCATTTACCATTTCTTTTTGGATGGGTAGAATACCAACAGAGTTTTCGGTAATTACACCGGCTTTAATTAGTTCAATGACATCCATCCCTAATTGGGTCTTGGCAATTTCGGCTTCAAAGACAAGACCTTTCTCATCTTCCTCCAAGTTGACCATTTTCCCGATAGGTTTGTCCATATCGTGTTGGTAAAGGTACTTTACCCTTCTACCGTTTTCGGCAATGGTTTTCTTGTATGCCCCGGATTTAATTATATCATTGTCAGAATCAACGTTGTTGAACACCGAGGCGTAACCTTTTACGATTCCCGCTTTTTCATCGGCATCAATTATCTCCCCCATTGGGGATTGCTTAAATATAATATTATTCATATTGCAAAGATATTAAATTTCATCAATAACATTTTGAGCAACCATTTCACCGGCTAATCCAAACGCCAACCCTTCAAGTTGTGTTGTGGGTTGTGCATCCGGTTTTGGTAAGTGTGCAACCGCACACCGGCAGTTGATAACATTTGCCGCCCTTCCTCTTGGGTCACCCGGCATCATTAGCAGTTCGCCACCTACATTGAACGGCTTGTCCATATCTACGACTTGACCGTTGGTTGATCTATGCGATGCCCTTTCACGACCATCAATGGATGTCAACCATTCTTTTTGCAGACCATCCGATCCAAACATATCAAGAGCAGACCTTTCGGCACCAAGATTCGCCGCATAAGTTGCCTCAGTTCGCACGATTCTTTCCGCTTGGTATTTTGACAACTTGTTAAACCTTGAACGTAAAATGCGACCCCTTTGTTCAGCACCTAATGCCATAAACTCCGGGTCTTGCATAAATCGTTGTAAGTTTTTTATTACCTCCGCCTTAGCGGTGCCTTGTAATAAAACGATACGTTGACCGGCAACCTTTCGACCGGCTTCGGCAAACCCCTCACTCCAAACATCATCAAACCCTGAAACATCTTGTCGCTTAGATATTAAGCGGTCAAAACTTTTGGCGTACCACTTAGCAAATCGTAACC